CATGAACCGACACTTCCAGCCTTCGACACCGGCTTCTTGGCACACTCGCATGAATTTGTCTTTCTTTTCCCACTCGTACGAGTGGTCTCGACTGCTGAGAAACGACATGGCGAACGCGAACAGAACCGCGCAGATGCACAGAATGACGACCATCATGAAGTCAGGATGGTTTTCACAGATGTCGGTGAACAGTTTCGTAAGCGTGTTCAGCACCCGATTTTTGTGTGCCGGTACGGATGTCGGCGAGTTCATAGCCAGCCTCCTTCTTCGCGTCGTTAAGTTTACGATACGTGCGCCAACGTCCGAGCCGGCGAGCAAGCTGCTCCGCCTCAAGCAAGGCACTAATGAGCTGGTCACACCCTATGATTGGCACAGCCGCCTCCCTTCACTGCTCGTGGATGCGCGTCTCGATGCAGGGACTTTAACCGGACTCTTACCGGACATCCACCCCGCCCTTTGACCGGGAACCGTTTCACTTCGGTTGAATCTGCAAGAGCAGACCGCTGCCGGTGCCTTCGACTTGGGGCCGTTGCCCGTTCCACCGCGCCACGGCGTCTTTCGTAATTTCCAACCGTCGCCACTCGATCAACGACGGCGTGATGGAGGCGGTCAACAAGCGATTGGCCTCAGCTTCGCCCTTTGCCACGGCAATCTTCGAGCGAGCCGAGCCTTCCGCGGTTGCCACGTTCTTTTCTGCTTCGGCTCGCGCCTGTCGCACTTGGTTTTCCACCTTGATCGCGTCCTGAATCGCCTGTGTTTTGGCATTGATCGCGGTGACAATCACGGCTGGCGGCTCGGGGGCACTGTAGAACCCGAACTGTTCCAGCACAACCCCGTCAGGCTCCACCTGCCTGTTGATGAGTTTCATGGCCTCTACGAGGATCACTTCTTTCTTGTCCGAATACACCTGTTCGGTCGTGTAGAGTGCTGCCACGTCGTTGAGGGCCGTTCGCGCCACGTTGCGTAGATAGCCGTGCGTAAACGAGCGCAGATCGTCCGACCTGAATTTCACATAGAAGGCTGGCACCTTGTCGGGCATGATCCGGTAGCTCAGGCTGATGTCGGCCTTGAAGACCGCGCCTTCTTTGGAATTGAAATTCAACGCTTCCGTTTCTTTCCACACGGTGGTCTGTGTGTTGGTCTGATACTCCAAGATGGAGTACACAGGCCACACCCGCATGACGAAGCCGGTCTTGGCCGTGTAGTTCTGCACCCCTTTGTCGTCGCCCCAATTATCCACGACGATGCCGACATGTCCGGGTTCAATGACGGAGCACGAACAGCCGGTCAAGACGAGCAGGGCCAGCATAATCCCCCAGTCTTTCAGACGTTTTTGAACACCCTTGCTTTCCAACATCTTGTCCAGTCCTTTCCAGAATGCGACCACGATGGCCGCTGTGAGAAAACAAAACACGAAGAGCCCACTGATCACCGCGACGTTGCTCGCCTTCGTGACGGCTTTCCCCGCATGGCCGACCACGTAGAACAGGGCGATGAACGCTCCGAAGATCAGCGCAATTCCGCTGATCATTTTGATGAATGACATCATGTCTGCTCCTTTCGGTTGATGTTGCCAGTGATGAACCGGAGATTGAGTGTGGACACACTATCGAACGAATGCTCCAGCGTCCACTCGGTGAGCCACACATCCATTTCGTAACGGTGTTTATCAAACGAGGCAGGGAAGCCCCTCAGATTCAGCACGGCTCGCAGCCGATGCCGATGGAGCGGCACCCCCATGAAGGAGTCGAAGCCTTCTGCCATAGAAAGTCCGGCCCACGACATAAATGGAGCTTCGATGTCCAATTCACCGTGCGCGGGGCCGTCCTTGACAAAGATCTTTTGACCGCCGAACGGTGTCATTTCACGCACATCTTGGTTCAACGTCAATTGAAAATTTGAAATGGGGATCACGTAGTGTTTGCCGGTATCTGTGTCAATGATATAGAACCCCGCGTAATCTTCGGAGCGAGCCGGATCCACCCCGATCACAATCGGTTTCGGCCGCATGTCCTTGAACTCGGGAAGGACCGGTTCTTTCGTCGGTTCGCCGGAGTTCGTCAGATCGGGGAGTACGAGCTGCGGCGCGACTGCGAGGAACGCGCCGAGCTTCGCCGCTTTCGCAAAGAGTCCTAAGAACTCACGCCGACTTGTGCTCATGGGACGTCTCCTTTCCAATCTCCGAACTAACGACACCGTGCGACCGATGATGCGCGATGAACTCGCTTGGGTTGCTGAACACGGCTTCGTGGTCGGCTGGCAAGACGAGCAGCTCCGGGAAGCGCGGCGACTTACAAACATTCTTGCGATAGATCGCCGACCCCGCGCACTGAAAGCCTTCATGGACGTGGCACTCGATATAGGTTTCATCATGCGCCGACTGCACCCATTGTTCAGGGGTCTGCTCACTACCAAGCCAGCCAGCCGCCGACTTGCGACGCCACGGGCAATCCTTACAGGGGCGTCGGTGTTGTCTATCGGGCATGGGTTTTCCGTTTGATGGTATTGATGGCGACCGCGATGTCATGTTCACTCCACGTTCGCGCGGCAGGGTGCTTCAGTCGGATCACGGGGCCGCGATGCCCGTGACCGACAACGAGCCGGAATGTTTCTTGCGCCACTTTTCCGCACACGAGTAGCGGGAGGTCTTTGGCCCTGCCGTCTAACATCCACAGTGACCCCCAGAGCCACGTCGGGCTCGGCTTCCCGTGTTTCGTAGCGTGATTGGTCTGTTGAGGACACGCATTCGTCACCCAGACGTGTGGGAATCTACAGCCGGTCAATCGGTAGAGCCGGCGTCCACTGTGATTATCGGGGTTGATGGGGAACCACCGTTCCGCGTCTTTCGTTGTGTGGCCCCACATCGTGTCGAGCACAACGAGGAATGAGGCGTACTTCGTGAGACGGCCCATCTGGTCGATCATGGAATCTCCTGCGTGACCATGACGTGCAGCTTATGGTCACCGCCTTGATGCACTTTCAAATCCACTCGATGCTGTTCCTTGACGTAGCGCAGCAGAATTTCGCCGTCGCCGCATTCCAGCCACTGATCGCAGAGCTTCGTCACATTCTTTTCATGGTCAATCATGGCGGCGTCCACCGCGTTGACGAGCCGGTCGTAGGTGCGCTCCGCGTCCTCTTTCGTGGGACACGTGAGGCCCTGCCGGTAGCAGTAGGCCGCGTAGAGCAGTTCACGCTGAGGGTCCAACTGCACCGTGGCGAATCGCGTGTGGCGAAACCCATAGAACAGCTTGTCTTTCGCCTGTTCCACGCTCAGGTACTGACTGCCGTTGACGATGAAGGTGTTGTCGTTAATGGTCTTAACGTGCATGGAATTTCCAGCCTCCCGCATAGAATTTCCCATCTATTGTGATTCCTCCGGCTTCCATGAAAATCCCCACGATGTCGTCGTACTTTTCGTGCCCCCGCGCCAGCTCGTTGAGGATGTCCGCGAATTCCAGCCAGCGAATCGCCACCGGCACGTCATCCCCACAGGCGCACACCGTCCGAAATCGCGTGAGCACCGCTTTCCCCAGATCAGGGGCGACATCAATGACTGCGTCAATCGTCTCGATGATGTTGCCGGTCATCAGCCCTTTGGGTAGTGCCGCATGATGGCGGCGTAGCCGAGTTCGGTGAGGGCGTAGGTGCTGCCTTCGCCACCGAGGTCCCGGTTGAGCCGCCGTGTGACGACCGCACACCGGTCCAGCTTGAGCTTGATACCGCGAGTACGCAAGGCGCAGATGCGCGTCTGCACCTGCTTTTCGGCTTGATTGAGTGCCGCCATAATATCGCAGCACATCATGGGCTTCGGATGATTGACCGCGAGCAGCACCGCCACTCGCTTTTCCTCGGGGCTCAAATTCTTGGCCCAGATGTTGATCTGCCGTGGGATTTTTGTCCCGATCGCATTGACCGGTGGAACGTGCAGCATCCGAGTTGGCAATCCTGCCGACCCGTGAGGCCGCGATCGGTCCAGCATTTCGATGGCTTCATCCACCGTGTCGCACTCAACCTGTTGATTGTTGAAGATAAACTTAATCACGCTTGTCTCCTTTCGTAATGGAATCCACGTCACGCTGGAATTCCTCCAGTCGTTTCTTCAACTCGTCGCCGAGTTCAAAGAGCCAGTCCTCAATCGTGTCCGCGATGCGGAGCAGCACCCCGATGAGGGCGCAGACGAGAGTGATGAGGCAGAGTGCGATGAGTTGCAGCACCGCCCTCGCTGTTTTGAAGTAAATCATGTCGTTTCCTTTCTCGCAGGGGTTCGGCTGCACCGGCCCCGCCCACTATCGCAGATGTCGTGGCCTCCGTTCAGACAGTTGTAGCACTGACCGCCATTGTATTTCGTGCAGTCGCAACTCGCATGGTCACTGTCAACGAGGGCCGTTCGCAGAGCCTCAATCGTTCGGGCGTCCGCCGCGTCATCACCGTGGATCGCCATGACTTCGGCAAAGAATTTCTTCGCGGCGTTTCGCAACTCATAGTAGTTCGTGGCGGTCATTTGATGCCTTTGATAGTCACGGTCAGCGTGATCGTGTCACCGGCTCGAAATGTTTTGAACGACTGGTCAAACCGCGTGTCCTCAATGGCTGGCCGTTTCATGACCACGTCGAAGTCACACCTCTGCGCGACCAGATACTTGGATAGGAGCTTCGTGATGTCCGTGATCAGGGCGACACGCCGCCGCAGGGTCATTTTCGGTGCCGTTGCCATTGTCAGCTCCGCGCGAAGAGCCGCTCGCTTCTATTCCACCGCGCACGGCGGTAGTGCGCGATGAACGCGCGGATGCGCGCGAGTGCCGCTTTCTTGTCGTGCCCGTTATAGGCGTCACCGGAATCGAAGAGGCCGATCCACTCCCCATTGATGAGGATCGCCTTCGGCCGACCGAGGTACACCCGCAGATCGAACCACGACGCGGTATCGCCGTCTTCGATTTTGATGTGCGCGACGCGCCGAAATTCGCGCATTCCAATACCCCACCCCGCGATGCAACCGACCGAGCCGCACTGAATTTCCTTGGCGGTCTCGAGACAGTCGTTCGAGACATCCAAATTGATGAGCGAGGCTGGAATCTTCTGAATGAACCGATGCAGGGCCTCCAGTCGCCGAATCGCTTCGGCGCGGCTGGCCGGTTTGAGTTGAGGCGCGTCGCTGTCGGTCAACATAGTCTGGGTCCTCCGTTGTGAAAGTGTGCGGTCAGTTCACCCAGTCGCCGCTGAATTCGCGCGTCTGGGGGTGCCACTTTGCTCGCTTGAGTTTGACGATGAAGGTGTTGAGTCGTATGAGGGCGTCCTTTTTCTGCCGCTTCCCGTTGAGCCCTGGTGAAAAGATGTCCGTGAATTTCGTGTCGATCCGCACCCGAGGCGGCGAGCCAAGCCACTCGTGGAGGTGATTCCACCCCGCGTCATGGTCATGCCCAACATTGTAGATGCGCTTCCAGTCGCGCACGAAGACCGGCATCCCGATGCCCCACCCCGCGATACACGCGATAGCTCCGCGCTTGACCGCCGCGTCGTGGTGACGGCAGCCCAGAAAGCCGTCCAAGTCCATGAGCTTCTTGGGGACACGATCCCTGATGAAGTTCCGTAACATGACGAGCCGGCGGATCGCCGTGCGTTTATCGGGAGGCCGGATACTGTCCTCTGCTGGCGTACACTGTTTCCTCCTTTATGACCTTACCGTATCGCCGCCGCTCAATCGCGTGTGCCCTTATGCCCCTACGACTAGGCTTTTGCAACCTAAATTATTTAAGATGCAAAAGAAAAATAAGGGATGCACGAAATGTATCCCGTAAAGGGATAACGATTGTGCAAGACTCAAATTATCACCAGCCCCTTATCCTTTTGGTATAAAAGTTATCACTTATCGTCGTTTTCTGATAGACTCAGACTCGTAAGAAAGTCAATGACCCGATCGTTGCTTGGCTCGCCGCATAGAGCGCGGTAGTAGCTGAAATAGCTGTATTCGGGAAATCGCTGCGCCGCCGCCCGTGCTGCGGTCGCGCGATTGCCGTGCTGCTTCAGAATCACTCGTTCGGTGTCGAGTGACAGGCGGGTGGACCGGTGTCGCCACTTCCGTCGCGGACTTGTCGTATCCATTTTCAACGTGTCCTCCTTTATTGAATGGTTGAAAAACTATAGCACTATAGCAGAATTGGATGAGCGACGATCATGACGATCGGTTCCCAGGAACGACTTTTTGCTATAGTGCTATGGGTGCCGAAATCACACCTCAATCTTTGTGTGAAAAATCCAGTCGTTAGCGAATTTGCAAAATCGTATCGTACTATACTTCTAGTGTTGCGGAAATTACTCGTATAGTTTTCACACGGTAGCGAGGCAAATGAGTTGATAGAAAACTATAGTTGAATTAGATAAAGTATAGCCGCGTAGGTTACTTAACAATTGATTTTTCATTCTATTCACCATATACTACAGCCGGTTAGATTCTGCAAGTGTTTTATGTGTAAATAGCAAGGGATTAGGATTAACTTACGTGAGTGACTCATGTAATCTTTTGTCTAATCTACTCACTATAGTGGACGCGATCGGAGTGAAGTATAACCGGTCGTGCAGTTTTCACACGGGGGCGAGCGATTTGTGTGTTTTGGTCGGTGGCTGCACAATTTTGTGCGGAAGGTCGTGGACGCTCAAACGACTCACTGATGCATGAAATACAGGACGTATCGCTCGGCTTCCCGATTGATTTCCAACTGGTCATCACTGATCATCGGTGAAATTTATTTACTGTGTTTACCCTATATTCCCTTGCAGATATCTTCCCACGAGTGTATCTTCCCCGAACCCATGGACAGCCAGTCACCTGATCAGTCACCTGATCAGTCACCTGATCTCACATCCACTGGAGGCGATCATGTCCATGCGATGAGCGGGAACGGCAATGGAAACGGCGCGGAGCCTCACGCGTCTGCGCCGGTTCCAGAATCCCCCGAACTCACGGAAATTCCCGCGGTGATTTCCCTGCCGGTCGTGCCGACGAATACGAAGCATGAAAACATCAACAACGTCAAGATTCCCGACCCGAAGAATCCCCGTCAATGGCTGCGCCAGTTCTTCGAGACCGAAGAGGGACGCAAGTTGATCCTCGATCGGGTGAAAGGATCAGACACGGTGCTCCTGCATTGTGTGGATCGCGCCTACGGCAAAGTGAAAGAGGTCATGGATGTGACCCATCGATCCGCCCTCGCCCATAAGAGCGAGGAAGAGTTGAGGGCCATTGCCAACGTCAGTCCTTGAGCCGAAGCAGGAAATTTCTCCCCGCGAAGCCCTTGCTGAACTCGCGATTCGCAAGGCGCGACACCACCTCATTCCCTTCACGCAAGTCACTCACGCCACGTATCGGGTCAACTGGCATCATCGCGAGATTGCGTCGGCACTCGAAGACGTCGAGCGCGGCGTCTGCAAGCGGTTGATGATTTTTATCCCGCCGCAACGGGGCAAGAGTGAACTCGCCAGTATCCGCTTCACCGCGTGGGTCATCGGGAAGCATCCCGAGCTCAACATTATTGAAACGAGCTATGCGGCCGAACTGGCTGTGGGGTTTGGGCGCAAGACCCGCAACCTCATTGACAGTGAAGAGTATCAAGACATTTTCCCCGGTCTGCGCTTGGCGGAAGACTCGCAAGCGGCAGGTCGCTGGAATACCACGGCTGACGGAGGTCTCACGGCGGCTGGCGTCGGGGGCGGCATCACAGGTAAGCGGGGCAACATCATCATCATTGATGATCCGTTCAAGGACCGCGAAGAGGCCGATAGCAAAACAATTCGTGACAAGGTGGACGACTGGTATCGGTCGGTGGTCTACACCCGACAGGCCCCGAACGGCGCGATCATCTTGATTATGACTCGGTGGCATGAGGACGACCTCGCGGGTCGCTTGATCAAGCGCATGAAGGAACCGGGAGGGGAACAATGGCGTATTGTCCAGTTCCCCGAAATCTGTGAACGGAACGATGAAGTTCATCGCAAGGTGGGCGATGCGCTGTGGCCTGATCAGTATTCCAAAGAGGCCGCCGAGTTGACGAAGGTCGCCGTGGGCACCCGCGCATGGGAGGCCCTGTATCAACAGCGACCGTCCAGCCCCGAAGGGAACATTATTCAGCGCGAGTGGTTCCAACGCTACAAGCTGCCGCCCTCGTCCTTCCTCATGCGGATCCATTCATTGGATACCGCGTTCAAGACGAAAAAGGAAAACGACTGGTCGGTGCTCGGGCATTGGGGCGTGAACGAGCACGGCTATTTCCTGCTGAGCGTCACGCGGGTGAAGGTCCAATTCCCTGAACTCAAGCGACTGGTCACCGATGCCTATGACCGTGACCATCCGAATTGGGTGATCGTGGAGGACAAGGCTTCGGGGCAGTCGTTGATTCAGGAACTCCAGCGCGATACGATCATCCCAGTCCATGCGGTGCAGGTGGATGTGGATAAGGTCGCGCGCGCGAATGCCGTGACGCCGCTCATGGAGGCCGGTCGGGTGTGGATTCCGGAACATGCGCCGTGGGTCGCGGACTTTTTGGATGAGTGCGCGGAGTTCAAGGCGAATGCCGAGCATGACGACCAAGTGGACATGATGACACAGGCATTGGCCTTCATGAAGAATCGCACGAAGGCACGAGCGAGTGTCCTCGGGTGATTGGCAAGCGGGTCGCGGACAATTTTGATGGGCTGCTCAACGCCGGGGAATACACGAAGTGGATCGATCCACAAGGAAACGTGAACTGGATGTGCTGCACCCCGAACGGACATCACGGCAATCTGGGGCAGCATCGCGTCGAAGAGCACGAGGACGGCACGATCAGCGTCACGCCGTCCATTCTGGTATCACTGTCCACCGGCCCTGTGTGGCACGGGTTCCTGAAGCGCGGCGTCTGGGAGGCGTGTTGAGTTCCATGCGGATGTTCAAGTATAAGCGGATGTTCCTCAATGGGGAAGTGCTCGCCTCGCTGATCACGACCGGGGAATCATGGCGCGTGACGATGGGCATTCCCAAGGGCGCACAGGTGGTCGGCGCGGGATTTGATAAGCATCGCGGCTGTTTCATGTTCCTGCTGGAGCACGGTGAATTTGAGCCGACCCCCGAAGGATCGCTGTGCCCCGAGCTCGACCAGCCGACGGTGCGCGTCTACGATCCACTCGCCGAAGCAGGGCAGGGCGTCGCGTGGTTGATTGAGTATCGTACCGAGGGAGCTCCTGTGTGGTACTGCGGTGACGTGCGTCAGTGGTCGCCGAACGCGCATGAAGCGGTGCGGTTCACACGGTCCACTGATGCGCGGATGATTGCTCAACATCTCCCGACCTATAAGACAGGGCACGTGTCCGTGACGGAGCATATCTTTTCGTAACGAAAGGACACCGGCATGATGAGTGAACAGGACAAAGCCGAGGCCGTCGTTCCACCCGTTGAATCGGCGATTGATTCGGCGGAAGTCAAGGCCGTGACGATCCTCAAGGATGGCGACCCCGAGGTCCCTCAGGACGGCATCAGGCTTGTCGAGGACAAGAACCGGTCGCTCAAGCTCGCCGTCGCCAAGCTGTGTGTGAAGGACGGCGACATCCTCATCGTGCGGGTGCCGAACGGCTGTGATCGGGAGTTGATGCGAGCCTTGTATGTCCAAGCGCGTGGGTTTCTACGGGCCGAAGGACTCCTCAAGGTGCGCTTGCTCGTGTTGGAAACCGGCATCGGGTTTGAATCACTCAACACGGAAATGATGGAAACGTACGGATGGATCAGGAAAAAGTAGTCGAACGGATCGCGCTTGGCACGGTGAAGGTTGTGTCGAGCGGCAGCGTCAAGAACACGAAGGTCTATCTGAAGACCGAGCAGGGGTACGTGGACATCAGCAAGAACGTGATCGGTGTGAAGTGGGCCTGTGATACGACCGAAAACTTCATCGCGTTGTGTGAAGTGAGTCTGTTCGCCTCTGAGGTGGAGTTCACCGCCGATGCGGTCGTGCCGGTGCGTGAATCGCTTGTCGCGAAGATGAAAAAGTTCATTGCGTCACTCGCAGGATCCTGTGCGAAACCCTGACGCGGATCCATCTACGTCACTTCACCTATAGGGGGAGGGAGCGGTATGAAAACGTTCACTCGGTTCGCATCACTCATCGGGCTCGTGGCAGTCATGGCCTTTGCCCTGACCGCCTGTGTCAGCATCGGCGCGAAGTTCTGTATCGGTCCGCCCGATGCGATCAAGGAGTATCTGCCGGACAAATTGCATGGCGGATGTCCGTTGGATTTCAACTATACGAATCAGACGCCCAAGGAACCGGCGAAAGCGGCACCGGCAAAACCGACGGTGATGCTCGATCAGGAAATGCGACTGTCAAGTCCAGTCGCATTGCAGGATGTCAGTCCTCAACTGTTCGCTGTACGACTATTCAACGAATCGCCTGATCAATTGAATACAGACCGGTTATCGCTCATCGTGGGCGGCACGCGCTACGGATCTATTAGGTGTCGGCTTTATCCCGTGGTCGAGGAGGCCCGTGAACTGGCTTAACCGACTACGACTCCTCTGGAGTCTCAAAGCGTCCGACGTCCAGTCGCTGATCTACTATGCGACCAATGGTCAGCCGATCTGGACGCCGGCTCGTTATGATGCGCTCGCGAAGGAAGGCTATTCGATCAATGCCACGGTGTTCGCCTGCGTGAACGAAATCGCGGGGGCCGTGTCGCAGTTCGACTGGCTGCTCTTCAAGATGGGCGGATCAGCGAAGGGCAAGAAGCGCACACAGATCGAGTCACATCCGTTGCTCGACTTACTGGCACGGCCGAACGAGCGGCAGGGGACAGCGGCCTTCTTCGAAGCCGTCGCCGCCTATTATGAACTCGCGGGCAATTCCTATATCAATTTGGTCGGGCCGAATGATGTCGCGCCCCCGAAGGAGCTCTGGCTTCTTCGCCCCGATCGCATCACGATTATGCCTGACAGTGTCAGCGGTGTGAAAGCTTACCGCTACACGCTGGACGGCCGATGGAACGACATTTCCGCCGCACGGATCCTCCACTCCAAGACCTTCCACCCCTTGAACGACTGGTACGGCATGAGCCCCATTGAAGTCGCCGCACGGGCAATCGATACGGATAACGAATCCCTCAAGTGGAATAAGGCTCTCTTGCAGAATGCCGCCCGTCCGTCGGGCGCGTTCGTGGCAAAGGGCCTGCTCGGCGAAATGGAGCACGCCCGAATGAAGACGGAGCTCGCCGAGGCGCATACCGGCGCGAGTCACGCAGGGCGGTTTATGCTCTTGGAGGGAGTCGAGTGGAAGGCGATGGGCTTGAATCCCATGGACATGGACTGGCTCGAAGGCCGGAAAATGACCAAGCGTGAAATCTGCCAAGCGTTTCAAGTCCCGCCGGAGCTGATCGGTGACGGGGAGCAAAAGACCTATTCCAATTATCAGGAAGCGCGGAAAGCCTTCTATCACGAGACCGTGATTCCGTTGATGTCGCGCATTCGGGACGACTTCAACAACACCATCACGCCGCGATTCGGTCCTCAGCTCAGGCTGGAGTACGACCTCGACAACGTCCCGGCACTCGCCGAGGATCAGGAAAAACTGTGGACGCGGGTGCAAGCGGCGGAGCATTTGACCATCAATGAAAAGCGTGAGCTGACCGGCTATGATGATGTGGATGGGGGCGATGTGATCCTCGTCTCGGCGACCATGATTCCACTCGATGCGGCAGGGGTTGAGGAGGGCGTGGTTCCGGGGCTACCAGCCCCGACTCCAGTCCCTGAGCCGCCGAAAGCCACGCCGATTCAGATCACCACGATCGTGGAGGCCCAGACCGGCACGAGGAAGAAAACCGTACAATATGACAAAGGCGGACGGCCGACTCATGTGCTGGAAGAGATCGTCCCGTCACGCAATGGAGGCGCATGAGTTCTGCGGAAGATACGATGTCAGACGAAAACGGACAGGCAAGTGACCGGCGCAAGCTGGTCTACATCAATCTCGGGAACTACCACTTTGAAATCCGGTCAGTGACCGGCGGCTTGATTCTGTTGATGGTGATGTTCATGCTGCTCGGCGGCGGCTCCCTGTATTTGTCGCACATCGAGAACAGCGACGTGATGGTGGAGCATGTCAAGGCTCTTCAATCCCATGACGTGTCCATGTCAGACAAGTTTGACAAACTAACGTGGGTCACCTGCGTCACCCATAAGAGCCAGGACTGGTGCAATGCGATCGGCATTTTCATGCCCGATACGACGAGGCGATAACGATGGCGATTCGGCATTCACTCACGTCGATCAACGCAAAGGCGGATGCGATTGCCTTTCTGCTTCGCGGTGGATCCTTGCGGGTGTACGCTGGCAAGGCCCCCGCGTCCCCTGACGAGGCGACGAACGAAGTGCTGCTCGCGGAGCATAAGCTCGGCGACCCGGCTTTTGAAAAGGCGGCGAATGGGACCATCAAGTCCCTGCTGATCGAGGATGAGTATTCGGTCAAGGCCACGGCGAAAGCGGAGTGGTTTCGGGCCGTGACGAAAACCGGTCTGCCCCTGTTTGATGGCACGGTCGGCACGGTGGACGGCGATCTGCGGTTCGACGATGTGCAATTTGTGAAAGACGCTAAAGTGCGTGTGGAGTCATTCATCTACACGGTCACCCGCAATGGTCTGAATATCTAGGAGGCGGCATGGCAACGTATAATAAGTTCGAAGACTTCGTCGAACAGCTTGGACTTGCCAAGCACGACCTCAGTGCGGCGGGGCATGTCCTCAAGTGCTACCTGTCGAATGCGACCCCGTCGGCGTCATTGGACGCGATCAAGACCGACTTGGCGGAAATCGCGGCAGGCAACGGGTACACGGCAGGCGGCGAGGACACCCTCAATTCATGGGCGGAAGCGACTGGCACCGGCACGTTGACGGGCACGAAAATCGTGTGGACGGCGACTGGCGGCGCGATCGCGCAGTTCCGCTACGTCGTCCTCTACAACGATACGCAGACGTCACCGGTGGATCCGCTCATCGCATGGTGGGACTATGGAAGCGCGGTGGACTTGGCGACCGGTGAAACGTTCACGGTCAAGTTCAACAACGGGGATCCGACTGGAACTATTTTCACCCTCGCATAGACGAAAGGCGGTGGGTTATGGGACTGACGCAAGGCAATCAACGCAACCCGTGTTGCCGAGTGGAAGATAACCTCGGTCCATGGGAATCGTATCAAGGCCGGAAGGACTTGGGCTTCCGGCGGTGCAAGCTGTGTCAATGTCGTCACTTCGAAGCTGAGGCTGACGCCGGGAAAATCTTTTCTGCGGGTGCGTCGGCCGGTGGAGGGAAAGCATGACCACGGAAACGAAACGACCGCCGACCGAACGGGAAAAGCGCAAGGCGGCTGAAGCGGCAGTTCGCGCGAACTCCACGAAGGCGACGGACCTGCCGCTTGAGCAGAAGTCCGACATGGAACTCCACGCGATTCTGGCGGCGATTTCCAAACATCGCGCGGACGGGGAAGCCTTGGAGCAGGGCATTCGGGTGATCTTGACGAAACGGCGCGAGGGTCGTTAATGGGGTTCGTTGCAGGCGATCGAGTCAAGGAAACGACGACCGGCACCGGCACCGGCGATCTGGTACTGGCCGGAGCGGTGTCTGGGTTTCAAGCTTTCAGCTCGATTCCCGGCATCGCCGACCAAGACCAGTTTTTCTACACCATCGCAGGGGGTGCGGAGTGGGAGACCGGTATTGGTCGCTGGAACAGTGGAGCAGGGAGCCTCACTCGGCTACAGGTGATCGAGTCGTCGAATGCAGACGCGCTCGTGTCGTTCGCGGCAGGTACGAAGGATGTCTTCTGTCAACTGACGGCACAGAGTAATGAAGTGACGCATAATCAATTCCCGAAGGGCAATCTCTATGTTCCGCCCGAACAGTGTCTCTATCTGACAAGCGTCTGCGAATGCGCGAATGGCAAGGTCATTGAAGTGGGCGACGCCGCCGTACTGGAGGTTGGATAAATGGGCTATCGTCTTACAAAATCCGCCGCACCGAATACCCCTGCGGCGAACAAGTCCGAAATCTACATGGACACGGCGGACAATCGCATCAAAGCGATTGACGACAAGGGCGTGATCTGGACGCTGGCTGAAGATGGCTCCAAGGACAGGAACGTACTCACCAATGGTGGGATGCGCGTTCAGCAGCGTGTCGCGACCGGCTCCACCGCGATTCCGGGCATCTCGACGACGACACGGGCGGGGCAAGTGGCGGATCGATGGGCTATCACCACGTCCGTCGCCTCCAACCTCAATTGGGCGCAGATTGACACGTCGGGCACTCCGGAAACGGGCCTGCTCGCGCGGTACTATGGCAGCATCATTGCTTCGACGGCTGGTAAGAAGGTGATGATTTCGCAGTTCATCATCAACGCCGAAATGGCGCACTTGCGCGGCCAGAAAGTCCGGTTCTCGATCAAACTCAATCAGAAGGTCGGCTCAGGGCAGACGTATAAGCTCGGCCTCTTGCAGTTGGCCGCAGCGGGCACGGTGGATGTCAGCCCCGCGTTTCTGACCGGCGCGTGGTCTACGGTTACGGGCACCGACCCTGCATGGGGGACCAATCTGTCGCCCATCACGCCAGACGCCAGCCCGACCGGAGAAAACGGGACGATCACCGGCAACTTCCTGAACATCACCTCGCTGGCGGCGCAGTGGCAGCGGAGCAGCGTGGTCTTCACCGTGCCCACGAACGCGAAGAACCTCGTCGTGGTGCTGTTCGCGGACGCCACGGGCGGCGCGACCGACAACCTGAGTATCAGTGAGTGCCGGTTGACGCAAGGGACGGAGATTATTGACTGGGTGGAAATGCCGTTGGCTTTGGAAGTGATGCGTTGTCAGCGGTTCTTCTGCAAGTCGTTCCCGTTGACCGTCGTACCGGCGGCGAGCGTGACGGAAGCGACCGGCGGTTCCGGTGCTTCCGGCATCATCGGCAAGGCGGCGGCGACCGCGCTGGCGGCGCAGATTTCTATTCAGTTCCCTGTGCAGATGTGGAAAACGCCGGTGACGCTAACGTACTTCACCCCGACGGCGGCAGGCGCACAGGTGTTCAGATTGTCAGGCACGACACCTGCGGTACAGACCGCCACGGCTTCCAGAACCAGTTCTTTGACAGATCGTGGGGTGATCTGTACGGCGACAGGCGACGTGAACGGCGCGGTCGGTGACGTGGCGGGCGTTCACTATACAGCAGATGCGGAGTTAGTCGCGTAAAACTCTATGCTGAACCTAGCGGAAGAATACGAGCAAACGATCACGCAGAACGATCTCGTGACTGACGAGACCGGCGTCTATGCGGTGATCTCTCACGGTCTCGGCAAACTTTCTCCGGTCGTGGCAGTCTACGAGATCGCCGCCGAACAGCATAGTCATATGCTTCATGGCGTTTATGCGGTTGACACGTATGACGTCAATTCGCTTCGTATCTACCCGAAAAACGGAGTGATTGACAACGTCTGGCTCGTGAAGGTGGTGGGATGAGTTACGGACACGGACCATATGCGAGTCAGCCGTATTCGGCATCGGGAGTTTCCCAGAAGGAGCTCAGTGCCGATCCGGGGGCCTACACGGTGTCAGGTCAATCGGCGACGTTGCTCGAGACGGTGCAGATGAACGCGGAGCCAGGAGTCTACACACTCACCGGCATCGCCAATTTCATGGCGAAGGGCCGCGAAATCAGCGCACTCGCGGGGGCCTACACGCTCACGGGGCAAGCGGCAGGGTTGACGCAGGGCTACTTCATGAACGCGGTCGCAGGGTCATACGCACTCACCGGCGTCCTTGCTATTCTGGCACGAGGTCGGTTCATCGTGGCGAGTGCGGGAGCCTACGTTCTTACGGGGCTCACGGCATCATTGCTTCAAGGCTATCTGTTGACGGCGAACGCCGGGAGCTACGTCATCACTGGTCTGGCCGCGTCGCTGTCCAAGGGTCGGGTGCTGTCGGCGACTGCTGGTTCGTACGTCATCACAGGCTTCATTGCGACTTTACAAAAAGCATGGTCACTGATTTCGTCAGCCGGATCCTATGTCGTTATTGGATTTTTGACTACCTTGACTAAAGGTGGTGACGTTCCTCAAGACATATCGGCAGGGCACGGCGGTCTGTGGAAATTGCTGAAGCGGAAGCGACCCCTGTCGCGGCTCCCCGGACGTCCACTCACCGACTTCATGACGGTGAAAAACATTGTCGGGCGTGGGCTGGTCGTGGCCTCGCTCGCGGGTGCGCGGGGGTTCGGTGTCCATGTCGGGTCCGCGGTGGTCGCGGGCAAGGGTCTCCATCTGCCGTTCCTGCACGGCACGGCGCAGCTCACGGACGAGCAGGTCATTGACTTGGCGTTGATGGGCTGGCACAAGTCGGCCATCGTTGGACAGGTGACGGCGACGCAGAGTGACGTGAAGGTGCGGGGCAAAGGGACGCTGGAGTATAAGGTGTCCGGCCCGAACGACGAGGCCCTGCGTCTACTGGGAGTGTTGGACTAATGGCACCGGCAACCCTGCATGAATGGCGCATGGCGAGCTTACCGCTTCGCAAGGCGTGGAATCTGATCACGTCTGAGCAGCGTCGGGTCTACTGGAAATCAGTCGATCGCCGGCGTCAGGGATGGGTGCCGGTCGTGCGGAGTCAGGTGAAGAAGCTGTTCATCAAGGAAGGCGTGGCGGTGGAAGCGGCGGTCGCGGGCGGGGCAGCGAGTGGGGATGCGGTGGTCAATCGCTTTCAAAAGGACTGGGCCAAGCTGTATCGGTCTATCTATCTGAACATCGGCACGGACTTCGCGCGGTCGGTTCACAATGAAGTGGCGAAGGCGACGCTCGAGTCGGTGTGGGAGTCAGGGGTCATGGAGTATTTGGACCCTGATGGCGGAAACAACATCGCCAAGATTGTGGGGATCGGCAAGGTCTCGAAGGAGAAAATCCGTGCGATCATCCAAGACGGCGTCGAGGAAGGCAAACATCCGTTCGCCATTTCGCAGGACATTAAAGAACTCTATGCAGGGTTCAGCACGTACCGCGCGGACCGCATCGCGCGCACGGAAGTCATCGCCGCATCGAACCTCGGCGGTCGGTTGGGGGCGAAGTCTACTGGCCTTGTGCTGGAAAAGGAATGGATCGCCACGCAAGACGAGCGCACTCGCGACGGCGCGGACGGTGGGTTTGACCATCTGTCAATGGATGGGCAGTTTTCACCAATTGATGACCCGTGGGAAGTCGGTGGCGAGAACCTTATGTTCCCGGGTGATTCATCGCTCGGCGCGTCGCCGGGGAATACGATCAACTGCCGGTGTGTAGAGGGCTATCGCCGTTCAGAGGAGGACGAGTAGCATGGAAACGAAAGCACTGAAGGTCGAAATCAAACAGGTCACGGAGGAAGGCGAGTTCGAAGGCTATGCCTCCACGCGTGACAAAGACAAGGGTGGGGACATTGTAGCCGAAGGTGCGTTCACAAATACCATCACGCAAAAGGGCGGCAAGTTCCCCATCCTCTTTTTCCATGACCCCATGCGGCCGATCGGCCTCAGTGTGGACATGAAGGAGGACGGTCACGGACTCTACACGAAGGGCCAGCTTGACTTGGATATTGAGGACGGCCGACGCGTTCATTCGGGTATGAAGAAGGGCTACATTGACCGGATGAGCATCGGCTACCGGACCATTGACTCCGAGTGGGACCCGAAAAGTGATTCCCGCATCCTCAAGGAAATTGATCTGCTGGAATACAGCATGATCACCAAGCATTTCGCTATGAATGAAAACGCATTGGTCACGGGGGTCAAGCTGTGGAACCCCGCCGAAACGGAAATCCACACGATCGTACTCGCCAAGAACCGGTTCAAAACCGTGGACACGGCGAAGACGTGGCTGGAAACCCGTGGGTTCATCACCGACAAGATGGAAGACACGGAGCAAGCGTTCAAGTTTTTCCAGAAGCAAGGGGAAGTGACGTTGAAAGATAACGTGCGGTCGGTGCGTCTGGGCAACGGGGTTCACGCCCTCGTCGCGGACGTATCAGCCGACGCGTTGCTTGAAGACGTCCTCGTGCAACTCAAGGAAGGACGGGTCTTGAGTCGCCGTAACATGAACCTCGTCCAAAATGCAGTAGAGGCACTTCAGGCTCTCCTTGACGCTGCCAGCGACGAGGAGTCATCGGGCAAAGGCCCAGACTCTGGTGGACAACCCAACACGAAGGTGTCTCCTGAGCTACTGCAGAGCGCGAAAGAGTTACTTGCAGTCAGTAAGTTGTTTTCTTAGTAAGCGTTTTTCATAACGTCAAGGAGGGTACGACCTATGGATCCTGAACTGAAGAAAATTATGGATGAGCTCAAGGAGTTGACCCCGAAGCTCCATGCAGCCATCGAGTCAGCGGAAAAGGCTGGCAAGAACGTGCAGCGTGAAAGCACGGAGCGGATCGAAGCCCTGCAGAAGGCTCTCGATGCGGCCGAAGAGCGGTACAAGGCGCGGTTCGACGAGGTGATGACCAAGTTGAACCGTCCTGGGCAGGAAGGCACCGAGGGCAAGAAGCCCGAAGTGGTCGCCAATGAGAAAGCCTATGGGAAGTTCTTGCGGAAGGGTGAGGACAGCCTGTCGCCGGAAGAGGCGAAGGCCCTCACCGTGGACCAAGACCCGAGCGGCGGGTATATGGTTCCGGCGACCCGGTCGGCGACCATCATCAAGAAGCTCATCGAGTTCTCGCCGATGCGGGAACTGGCGTCGATCGTTACGATCAGCGTCGGCGACTCGTACGAAGAACCGGTGGAAGGTGCCACGGACTTCGATGCAGGGTGGATCGGTGAGCGGAGCGCACGTCCGGAGACCACGAGCGGCAAGCTGCTCTTGGAGAAAGTGCCGGTGCATGAGCTCTATGCGAATCCGTTCGTCTCGCAGAAAATGCTGGACGACGCGGCATTCGACGTGGAAGGCTGGCTGGCCGACCGCGTCGGGATGCGGTTCGCAGTCAAGGAAGGCGCGGCATTCATCAGTGGTGATGGCGTCGGCAAGCCCGAGGGCATCATCAACAAGGTGACGGCTGGCCCGAACTCGGGCTCCTCGGGTGCGGTCACGGCGGACGGGCTCATCTCGTTGGCCTACGACCTGCCGGAGTTTTACGCCAAGAACGCGACGTTCCTCATGCGTCGGGCGACGGTCGCAGCGGTCCGGAAGTTGAAAGACAGCGCGAACCAGTATCTCTGGGCGGCTGGCTTTGCCGGTTCGTTGCCGAATCCGTCACCGGCCACGATTCTCGGCTATCCGTATCGCGAGGCGATCGACATGCCCGTGATTGCGGCGGCTGCGAAGGCCATCGTGTTCGGCGATATCCGGAGTGCCTACCGGATCGTCGATCGGGTGGACATCCGTGTGCTGCGTGATCCGTATTCCAACAAGCCGCACGTCGCCTTCTACACGACCAAGCGGGTCGGTGGACAGGTCGTGCTGCCGGAAGCGGCACGGTCGCAGACTCTGTCGTAATCGGCGGAGTGAGGTGAGCAGTCAATAGCAAGTCGCAGTGAAAATGAAAACGTATTCAAGGAGGGGTCACTATGACTCGTGAATCACACAATACCTTCAAGCGCACCTCGGCTCTGGTCGCGTCTAACAAGACGGCCGATGCCAATGGTGTGAGCCTCGACACGAAGGGCTACGAATCGGTCGAGCTCGCAGTGAATGTCGGGGTGTCGGGCGACACACTGTCCGGCTCACTCTACATTGAGCTGGAAGTGGAACACGCAGACGACAACGGCTCGGGATCTCCGGGCACGTTCACGGACGTTGCCGATGTGGATCTGACCAACGTGGTCGTGGGCACCAATCCAGGCACGTTCGCCAAGATCGATGACCCGGCCGAAGACGATGCCGTCTACTCGGTGGGCTACATCGGGCAGAAACAGTGGATTCGCGTCGTGGCGAATATCACTGGCACCCATACGAACGGCACCCCGAGCGCGGGTGTTGCCATTCTGGGTCACGCCCGTCACAATCCTCCGGCCTAAGCCGAAGGGTTGATGTCATGGGAGGAGGGGGCGAATGGTCGCCCCCTCCAACCCCATAGAAAGGATCGTTATGATTCGTGTGCGAATGCTCGAAACGAAACCCGGAAGCCCGAACGGGATCGTGGTCAATACATATCACAAGGGCAACGTCTATGAACTCCCGGATGAATTGGCGATGAGCTTTCTGTCAGTCGGTCATGCGGAGCTGGTGGAATTTTACAATACCAAAGGCGAGGCCCTGCCGGTACGACCGCCTCTGCGTGATCGCATCAAAGCATTCTTGGGAGGTTGGCTGTGAAAACGATTGCGATGCTGAAAACCGCCGACCGATCACTGACCGGCGGAAAACAGGTGGTTCGGTTGCAGGAAGGTCGCGAGTATGCGGCGGAGGCCGAAGTCGCCCATGAACTCGTGACGGAAGGGCTGGCGGTGTACGCCGGGGAACCGGTTCAACCGAAAGCCAAGAGCAAACCTGCGAACAAGGCGATTCGTGCGGCGGAGAACAAAGATGAATCTTAAACTTCAAACGGGGCCAGCGACGGAGCCGGTCACCATCACGGAAGCGAAAGACCATCTGCGTGTCACCGTGTCGGACAGCGACACGCTGATCACCGCCCTTATTGTGGCGGCTCGCCGGATCTGTGAAGAGTGGACCCATCGGGCGTTCATTGAGCAGACATGGGACCTCGGCTTGGACCTGACCAATCGTGGGCCGTTCACGTCGCCG